GCAGATATTTCATTTCCGTTGCTACTAGACAAGTTATCCGGCAAGCAGGTAAATTTAAAGTTCATGTTAGAAAGCAGTATGAAAAAGGTTATTCATAGTGATGACCTATATCCTGTACAAAATATGAATGATCTTGAAATCGAGATGGAGCAAAGTGATAACTTTTTTCGGTATCAGCCATTTTCATTAGAGGTTAGTAGAGGATGTGTTTTTCAATGTAAATTTTGTACTCATCCATTTTTAGGTAAAAAATCTTACGAGTATATAAGATCACCTGAAAACTTGGCTAGAGAGCTTAAAAGAAATTATGATCTATTTAAAATTACAAGATATAATATCACTGATTCAACATTTAACGATAGCTTAGAAAAATTAGAAATCTTAGACAAAGCTATAGAACTTTCCGGTATTCCTAAGTTTGAATTTGTTTCATACATACGAGCAGAGCTACTTGTAACAAAACCCGAAATGATACCTTACCTAAAAAAATTAGGTCTAAAAGGGTATCATGTAGGTCTAGAAAGTTTTGGAAAAGAAGCCAGAAAGGTAGTAGGTAAAGGACTCGACCTTACTCGTGTTCTTGATTCTATTCGAAAGCTAAATTCTGATACCGGGGCGTTTGGACATTGTTCATTGATAACTGGATTGCCGGGGGATACAGTCGAAGACTTTGACCGCTGGATTGAGATTTTGTCAAGTTCAAAAAATGAATTATTTAGATCTTGGTACGCGACACCATTGGTAATGAATCAAGCTCAAGATGGTAGCGCATACAGTGAGTTTGAAAAGAATCCTGAAATTTATGGTTACACGCTTATTCCGTCTAATAAAAAAACAAAAGATGAAAAAAATTGGTACGGATGGAAACACACCAGTGGAATGAATTTAAAAATAGCATTTGATTTTGCTAAAAAAATTAACGACTGTCCTGATCAGTTAATAGCAGGATGGGAGGTTTCCTCGGCCTGGTTTGCCGGATATGAAAATCAAGAAATAGAAAATACAAAGCACGATCGGGCCTTTAGTAGAAGTGTAAGAAGTTTAAGTGTTATACGAGGATTTAAAGAATATATAAGTTTAACTAAAAAAATACCAAATATTGATCATTTGAAAATCTACATGCCTCGTAAATTAGATCCCGCCTTAGTTCAATGGATAGAACAACTCTCTCCTAAAGAGTAGATACAGGTTCAACTCCTGTCAGTGAGGCCAGATTTAAGCCCCTGTGGACAAATTGGTAAAGTCGTCTCTCTCAAAAGGAGCAGTTCTCTCAGTTCGAATCTGAGCAGGGGTACCAATTGCTCTTGTAGTTAAATGGTATAACACTGTCTTGGTAAGACAGAATTTCAAGTTCAATTCTTGACTAGAGCACCAAGATAGTGTATAATTAACGCATAAGGATCCTTAACTCAGTTGGTAGAGTTCCGCCCTTACAAGGCGGCTGTCGGCGGTTCGAGCCCGTCAGGATCCACCATATTATTCACCAGTAGCTCAGTCGGTAGAGCAGCAGACTGTTAATCTGTTGGTCCGTGGTTCGAACCCACGCTGGTGAGCCAAACATACCGCCGTGGTCTAACAGGAAAAGGCAACACTCTTCTAAAGTGTCCGATGGTGGTTCGAATCCGCCCGGCGGTGCCAAGGTTGACAGTGGTTTCAAAAACTTGTATAATATATACATAAGTTAGAAATTGTTAAAGGTAAACCTAAATCAGAAGAACATAAAAGGAAGATTGCAGAAGCGATAAAGAGTAAGTATAATAGAAGTAATGCTCCGATGGCGTAATAGGTAGCCGCAGTGGACTTAAAATCCACTTCTTTCGGGAGTCCCGGTTCGACTCCGGGTCGGAGCACCAAATCGTCCGGCTACGGGCACCATTAAGTGATAGCATTCAGAAGGTATCGTGAGAGGACGCTCTCACTAGTCGGGCTGGTAGGGCCATCTTCCAGTCCTGAAAAAACTTCGGCAATGGCTTAGGAACGGACGCACCGGACTCCGAAATTCGCTCGTCGTCATAGACTGTGAGTGTTATCACTTAATAGTAAATTGGGCCAGTAGCTCATCTGGGAGAGCACCTGCTTTGCACGCAGGGGGTGGCGGGTTCGAGTCCTGTCTGGTCCACCAAAGTTGCCTGTTTAGCTCAGTGGTAGAGCATCGTCTTGATAAGGCGAGGGTCCGTGGATCGTTCCCACGAACAGGCACCATATAATATCTCGCTGGTGTAATGGCAGCATACGGGTCTCCAAAACCCTTGGTGGGAGTTCGAGTCTCTCGCGGGATGCCAGAGTGTCAGTATCAGATTAGGCAACATTTCGGAGTTGAAGAATGACAACTTTTATAAAGGCCTTAGTAGAAAATCCCTATTATTTAAGGCAGTGCGATCTGGGTCGATCTGGTGATTATAAATCTGCCAGATATTTCAATGAACATAATCAAGAAGAATATCTTCCGCTGGATGTGGTGTTAGAAGATGGTATTTTCTACCCCTATTTTAATAGGGAATCAATGACCGATATCTGGCGTGGAATGAAAATAAAACATTTCGGAGTTGAAGAATGAACGAACGAATTAGAGAACTTGCTACTAAGGCTAGATTGTTAACTGGTTGGCCGGTCGGTGAGGTAGAATATCAAAAGTTCGCCGAGTTGATTGTTCAAGAATGTCTTTTATCATTAGAGCCTGATTTATATAGTAAAGAAATTGATTACGAGTTTGAACAACGATTTTATCGACGGTGTAGAGAAAAAATCATAAAACATTTTGGAGTTGAAGAATGAACGAACGAATTCGAGAACTAGCAACTGAGGTTGGTATCAGTGTTGAATACTTGACAAACACTAAACAGTGGACATTGATTGAAGCATTGGCCGAGTTGATTGTGCGGGAATGTTGTGATCTAGTACGTGAAATTGATGCAATGGAAATTAGAAAACATTTTGGAGTTGAATCGTAACCAATCAAGATCCTAATTGGCTGGTGCTATATCAAAGGAGGCAATTATGCCTAATGTATTTTTAGTCAGTGACACACATTTTGGTCACGAAAAAACCTGCACTGTGTTTAAGCGTGAGGATGGTTCGCCTCTTCGTCCGTTTAGCTCGGCAGAAGAAATGAATGAGTTTATGATCAAGGCTTGGAACGAACGTGTTAAGCCCAACGACAAGGTCTACCACCTTGGCGACGTGGTTATTAGCCGCAAGTTCTTAAGTGTGTTAGGCCGTCTTAACGGAGACAAGGTTCTTATCCGTGGCAACCACGACATCTTTAAGTTAGAGGACTACACCGCTTACTTTAGAGATGTTCGTGGATACCACGTTATGAACGGACTTATCCTTAGCCATGTGCCTGTTCACGCAGATAGTCTTGCTCGTTTTGGTGCCAACATTCACGGTCACCTTCATGCCAACAGAGTTATGAAGGCACGCGGTGTTGACGCAAAGACAGGTGAGATTCTTTATAGCAAGGAGATTGATCCACGATACTTCAATGTAAGTGTGGAACAAACTGATTTTGCTCCAATTTTGTTTGAGGATGTCTTAAAGAGGATTGTTGAACAGGGCGGAACTGTGGGTTTTCGCAATGGCAACGGCCCAGTTATGTAAAGCTATGAAAGAAAAATTTGTAAATCTTTACATGGACTGGGCTCGTCGTGCCGCAGAGTTAAGCCATGCGCGACGACTTCATGTGGGAGCTGTTATTGTCAAAGATGATACTGTAATCAGTTATGGTTATAACGGTATGCCGGCTGGGTGGGATAACGAGTGTGAAAACATTTTTTGGAAACCCGACGGTAGTGCCGAGCTAAGAACTAAATCTGAAGTATTACATGCCGAATCAAATGCTATAGCAAAATTAGCAAAATCCAATAACAGCGGACTTGGAGCAGATTTATTTGTTACTCACAGTCCTTGTATCGAGTGTGCCAAACTCATTTATCAATCCGGTATTGGTCGTGTCTGGTACAGAGAAAATTATAGAGATGATTCTGGAATTCAATTCTTAGAAAAATCAGGTGTAGAAGTCAAAAAAATTGAAAAAACACTTGACACCTAGAGTGTTAGATTATAAAATAATACTTTAAGAAACAAAAATATTAGGTTGCGTTCAGCAAACTTTATCTTTTACCATTATCAAAAGAGAAAAAAGCAACCTGTCATTTTAAAGAAAGGAGAACGAAATGACTACATTCGCTGAAGCAGTTAAGTCTACCCCAGCGGTAACTCGTACTGAAAACGGTATGAAGGCAAAGGCTCATTCGGGCAATGCCCTTGTAGATCTATTTTACAAGATTGGTGCCAGCCGTGGTAAGTCTGTAACCGCAGACTTTGAACGGGCATTTCAAGAAGACGCAGATATCGCGATGAAAATCGCTCTGTGGAGTCGTGATGTGCGCGGTGGTGCGGGCGAACGTCAAATCTTCCGTGACATCATGGTACACTTGGAAAAGTTGCACCCAGAAGTCCTGGAAAAGGTTCTACCTTTCGTTGCCGAATTCGGTCGTTGGGATGACTTGTTTGTTTTCAAGACTGAAAAGTTCAAGCATCTAGCATATACCCTTTTGGGTGATGCCCTACGTGCCGGTAACGGTTTGGCCGCAAAGTGGACTCCACGTCAAGGCCCAATCGCAGTCGAAATCCGTAACTTTTACGGCATGACACCTAAGCAATATCGTAAGAGCCTAGTTGCCCTTACTAATGTTGTTGAAAGCAAGATGTGTGCCAAGGATTGGGATTCAATTGAATTCGGTAAGTTGCCTTCGCTGGCAAGTGCTCGTTACAACAAGGCTTTTGCCCGTAACGCTGCAGAAGCATATTCGGCCTACAAGGCTCGTTTGGTCAAGGGTACAGACAAGGTAAACGCCTCGGCTGTTTACCCATACGATGTCATCAAGACCCTGCGTCATGGTGGCGATAGTGTGGTAGCAGATGCTCAATGGGCATCGTTGCCAAACTATATTGGTGATGCCAGCGTTATGCCTTTGGTTGACGTTAGCGGTTCGATGAGTTGTCCAGTTGGCGGAAACGCTAACCTACAATGTATCGATGTTGCCTTGTCATTGGGTCTGTACTGTGCTGACAAGAACACAGGTGTATTCAAGGATACATTCTTGACTTTCAGCGCCAAGCCAACGGCACAGGTCGTTAAAGGAACTTTGAGCCAGAAGATGGCACAAATGGAATCTAGCGACTGGGGCATGAACACTAACCTACACGCGGCGTTCGACGAAATCCTACGCATCGCAGTGAAGGGCGGTGTGAACGCAAGTGACATGCCAAAGACTTTGCTGATCCTTTCGGACATGCAGTTTGATCAATGCGTAAGCTACGATGATTCTGCGATCCAAATGATCAAGCGTAAGTACAAGGACGCAGGTTACACAATGCCTAACGTGGTATTTTGGAACCTGAACAGCCGGGACAATGTCCCTGTTAAGTTCGACAAGCGTGGAACCGCACTGGTGTCTGGGTTCAGCCCAGCAGTCATGAAGGGCATCCTTAGTGGAGCAGACATGACACCATACGGTATCATGCTAGCCACAGTTGACGTTCCACGTTATTCTGTGCTATAAATAAAATGTAAGGCTAGGTTCAGCAAGTCTAATAAGCTGACGTGTTGGGGCGTTGGGTACAAATGGAGCACAAAGGTTCGCTGGAGTGCTATGAAGGGTATACTTGAAGACAAACCAAATAAAGGTGTTTCGATATTGACCTTGAAAAAAACTCAAAGTAGAAAACTAGCCTGTTATTTTATTAGGATGGATTCGGCAATATAAAAAAATACTTTGAAGTCTTCCACGAAAGTGGGTAACATAAGATAGTGCTTGTAGAATACAAGATATTGATAGCAGAATGTTATCTAGTAGCCAGCATAGAACAAACTGGATAGGCTTGCGGAACTTAAACCGATATACTGGGGATAGGGGCAAGCAGAAAATAAAATACCTGTTCCGACCATCCTGTTAAATAAGTGGAATGAAAGTTCCACTTATTTTTTTATGCGGGTATGATGTAAAGGTAACCTGAATCCTTGCCAAGGATTATTTGCGAGTTCGATTCTCGCTACCCGCTCCAATCTAGGGTTTTAACATGAACTTCTTTGATCAATTTCCAGAGTTTATCGAAGCTGACAGCCGAAAAGGTAGAGGATTCAGCACAGTAACAGCAGAATCGATATCAAAAAGACATGAGGCGGCACTGCCCGACTGGCTGGTATATAACTCATCCGTGCTTGATTTGGGCAGTTGTTTCGGATCTACCGGACATTGGGTACTAAGTAAAGGTGCTAAATCTTATACAGGGGTTGAAGTACAACCTGCTATGGTAGAAACTAGTAAACAATTATTATCTAACTACTGGTCAACAAACAAATTTTCTATTGTAGAACAAGATATAAAAACTTTTTTAGACGGGGAAATACAAAAAGGCAACAAATATGATGTAATTTCCATGTTTGGAGTCATCTATGCATTTGTTAATACCTTTGAAATTTTAGAAAAAGTTAGCATGATTTGTAATCATGCTATAGTGATTGATAGCCTGTATCCATATTATTTTATAGGACCCGATTCTACAGTCATCGAGTTACAAGCTAAACAACATATAAACAGTCCAGAATCTAATACAACATTTTACGGCATTGGCGCAAGACCTACTCCAGCCGCTTTAAGGTTTATAATGAAAATTTATGGATTCGAAGATAAAGAAGATCTGATATATCCAACTAGATTAACAGACGAATCTATTCACGATTCATTTAACCATTTAATAGAAAAAAATTCTCGACGAGTTTATCCATCGCCGGCAAGATTTTTAATTAGATTTTTTCAAAATAAAAATATTACTCTTAAAGAAGTTTCACAAAATGTTGCCAACAATAACACCAACACTAAAGGTGAAATGGCTCTAGCACCCAAGGTAAAAGAACTGTCAAGTTGGGCTTTTGATAAATCAGTAGCACAACGATTTCAGACCGAGGCTCAGACACATATACCAGACTATGATCGTGTAATTAATCTTTGTATTAGTGTTGCTGAGGAGGTATATGGTAGTAAAAAAGATATTTCAATTATTGATGTAGGCAGCGCATTAGGTCATACAATAGATGTTTTTTCGAGTGCCGGATATACTAATCTTAAGGGAGTCGAAAGCAGTAGTTCCATGATAGAATTAAGTAAACACAAAGAAAAAATTGTTCTTAGTGATACTTTTGTCCATGGAAATTATGATCTAGTTTTAGCCAATTGGACCTTGCATTTTATTCAAAATCGTAAAGATTATCTTAATGATATATTCAATTCCTTGAATCATGAAGGAACTTTAATATTATCGGACAAAATGGATTTTACTCCTGAGATGGAAAATTTATATCATACATGGAAAAGATCGCAAGGTGTATCCCAAGAAGTAATTGACAAGAAAAAAGCTGCTATTACCGGCGTATTGGTTACAAAGTCGTTAGGATGGTACCTTACGGTTCTAGAAGACATTGGGTTTTCTAATATTCAAATAATTAATAATAAGTTCATGTTCACGACCATATATGCTAGAAAATTCTAATCTTGTCAACAACAATGGTGTGAAACTTTACATAAGGCATATACCATCGTTAAAAAAAACAAAAAATGCAGTGATCTTACTTAATAGTAAAAGTCTGTGCGTTGAATCAAGCATGGGTGTTAGATTAGGATCAATAAGCTATGGTGAATATCTTGCTTCTAAAGGTATTGACGCTTTCCTAATTGACCTACGGGGTTATGGATTAAGCGACAATGTTCCTGAATTTTTTAACGGTAATGGTTGTACAACAATTGAAGATTATTTTAATGATATAAAATTCTGTAGTGAATATATAAAAAATTTGCTAGGAACCGATACTCAAATTAGTATCGTTGGATTTAGTTTTTTAGGACCGATAAGTTTAATAGTGAGCCATCGTTATCCTGGTATTTTTAAAAATATTATACTTCTAAATCCTAACTGGGAACGCAGAGATTACGATCCACCGGCAGGAGTAGATTTTATTGACAAATCGGATAACAAAAATTATTCAACAGTTAATCTTTATAAAATAAAAAATAGATCCGATTCGGCACAACCTAATGGGAAAGAGTTTAGAGAAACTCAATGGTTTGAAGAAGTGTCGAAATCAATTGAAACATTTTCACGGACATACGATGCGGAAACTAAAAGTTGGAAAATTTTTAACCCACCCGGGTTGGCTAAAGAAATACAAAAAATAAAAGGTATGTCTAATAGTACATCAAATGTACTATTACTGAATGCACAATACGATATTGAGAATCCTTACTTTATGGTTAAAAGATTATTTGATGACTTAAGAGTTAAAAACAAATATATAAAAGTTTTGCCTAATGCTACGCATCTTTGCATTTGGGAAAAGTCTAGACATTCATTTTATAATATAACATCGGAATTTATTTTATGAGTCTTATATGTAAGTATGTTATCTGCGATAACGACACTAATTTTGTTTATACAAATTCATGGAGCAAGCAAATTGCCTATGCTTTATGCGAAGGAATAAGAGATATTGGCACTTTTATTCTTACAGTTCATAATAACAATTATTACTTTAAGATTAATAATTGGGAATTTTTTTATGATCAACCGTACACCATAGACTGGAGAAACGGTACCATGGTTGAACATTCTAAAGAATTTCTAAATGCCGATATAATAAAAACTCAAGAGATTATAAAATTACGACGACAATTGTTCTCGATGTGGGAAAGTCATATTCTCACTGCTCTTAATGTAAGGGGAAGTAATCACTGGCAAGACTTTCCTTTAATCACCGCTTCAGAACTTGAAAAATGTAATCCATCAGAAGGACATTATTCCTGGCTCATTGAAGATTATGCTAGATTTGTAGAACTAACACCCGAAGAAGCATATAAAACTTTAAAATTAAGAATCGAGTCTAACCAAGTTATTCAATTTAAAATTACGGCTCTTGCTGAAAGATGGAAAAACAAAATAAACCAAGCTACAAATTTTGGAGAAAAAAGCAGTATCCTTGAACAAATGCGTCAAGAATTCTGGGCAAATGGCAGAATATGAAATCGTTATATTACTATAACCCTATTAGCTTTATACATAGCATCTATAGAAAAGATGTTACTGCGTGGGGGTCTATATATAAATTAATAAATGAGGCAGTTGGTATGAACGATCGGTCGGGACTACTAAAACTTCCTATACATCTTAAAATGTACAAACAATGCCTCATGCCAGAATATAAAATTTTTACAGAAAGTTACAACGATTGTGTACAAAAAAAAGTTACAGAACTTTATAATTTATCTGAAAAATTACAAAAACCAATTGGTATTCTTTACAGCGGTGGCATTGACAGCACGGGTGTAATTGTTGGATTTTTATCAAGATATCACATCAATGATCTAAAAGATAAGATAAAAATTATAATGAATAGTCACTCAATTTATGAAAATCCTGAATTTTTTAAGAATTTTTTACTTCCAAACTTTGAATTAATTAATAGTCATCAGTTGCCCGTATTGTTTGATGGAAGTATGATTTTAGTCACAGGGGAATTCAATGACCAAATTTTTGGTAGCGACATTATTAATCGATATCTTATCAAACGCGGAACACAAGAAATTAAAGACAAATTTAACAAAGACACAGTTTTTGAATTTATCAACAGTTATATTCAACACGACAATATTTCAAAATTGTTAATTGATAAAATATCTCAATCGGCATTGTTAAAAAACATTAACTTAGAAAAGAATTCAGACTTCTTTTGGTGGTACAATTTTTGTTATAAATGGCAAACTGTAAATTTTAGAATTTACACATTAGCATCGCCGAAACTTATACCTAATATTACCAAAGAATGGGCACAGGAACACATACATCATTTCTATCAAACTGACGATTTTCAGCTCTGGAGTATGAATCATCCCGAAGTAAGGATCATTGATAATTGGAAACAATATAAGCAAGAATCAAAAAAAGTCATTTACGATTTTGATAAAAATGAAGATTATTTTATACACAAGTATAAGCGTCCAAGTTTACAGCATATATTTTATCATCGGCTTATTTCTTACGCTATTACTGATGAATTAAAAATTCTTACAGACTTTAAACCGTTTGATTATTACAATCCTGATAATGACTTTGTTGATCTTTAAATTCTATGTGTGCCGTTAAACATCGGATGATTAAACTCTTGATCAACACTACTGAATATATGTAAAGGTAAAACAACAAGCCCTGTTTCCTCTGTACTGAAATGATGAGGTACCATCTTATCTAGGATAAGAATATCGCCAACCTCTAAATCAAAGCTGGTAACACTAAGTGATTGTCCAATGTGGCTTTTACCTTTGCCACCTTGAACATATACAACTCGTGTTGTAGAATGAATATGGTGTGCCTGCTCGGATGTATACGGTGGGATATAAAGCATTTGCCACGTTGGGTCACCTGGACGGTTTGGATTAATCAACTGCTTGCTGCTACATCCGTTGATGTAGGGAAGGTCAGTTAATCTAGAAAATGAGCTAGATCTGTTTTCAGGTGTGTATCCAAATATTTCTACACATAAAATTTCACTGTTAAAAAGCTCACCTGACCCAGTTTTAGAAACCGCAGTATTATGGCTTAGGTACCAATAACTCGATCTAGCGTTGGTTTCGACAATGTGCTTCCCAATATAGACTTTATATTGGTAAAGATCGTACAAACTAGACTCAACAATTATTTGTTCTCCGGACTTAAAAAGTGTATAATTTAGCATGATGTCGATATTTAGTAGCAAGAAGCAAGAGATTAACTTAAAAAGGAAAATAAGATGCCCTGGATTCAAAATATTTCTCTATCAGATGTACCAAAGGGTCATCACATTCGTGTGGGCGAGAACGCCATGCTGATTCAAATTGTGGATCCGGCTACGGAGTTTCCTGTTCCAAAACATAATTTTAAAGAGATTCATAAGTTTGAGTTTCTTGATATCGAGGAAGATGGTCTAACCAACAACGGTGAGGGCACATGGACTGACATGAGCGAATTTGCCGTTACACAAGAACAGGCTGATAGACTAGTCGAACTTCTGCAACATTCCCTGGCCAACAGAATGGATGTCGTCGTTCACTGCCATGCAGGTGTGTGCCGTAGTGGTGCTGTAGCCGAAGTCGGTGTTATGATGGGCTTCGACGATGCTGAAGCCTTTCGTAGTCCTAACTTACTGGTCAAGCACAAAATGATGAAGTGTCTAGGTTGGACCTACGATGAGCAGGAGCCGCACACTATTAATGGTGTGCCGCTTCCTGAAGACTGGACTAACGACAACGAAAAGGTGTTTATACTTGCCAGAGCAAGACGTGAACAAAGAATTAGAGAAGGAGATATATAAGTGGTTATGGGAGTATGGCGCAGCGGTAGCGCAGCGGACTTTTAATCCGTTGGTCCAGGGTTCGAATCCCTGTGCTCCTACCAAATATAATTACAGTTACTATGAAAAAATTTGGAGATTTTACCGAGATAACTCAATTTAATGTGAATAATTTAACAACACTTATTCACAGTATGGACAATGAATGGTTCGATGATCAATCTAGACAAACTATTTTCAAAGCACATCAAAAAACTTTTTCAATAATGCTAACCGATTTTCCGTTAGATTGGAACGGGTACGGCTACCCTACCCAAACTAGTAAATATTTTGATAAATTTGAACCTGCTATTTCTGAGATTATTTCAACATTAGAAACTTATTTTAACGGAAAAGTTGGAAGATCTTTGTTTACAAAACTTCCAAGTAGATGTGAAATCTCAACTCATGTAGATCGCGGGTACTATCTTGAAAAATCGCACAGGTGTCATATCCCCATCATTACAAATGATGAGGTCATATTTAGAGTCGATAATACCATTCTAAATTTAGAAAAAGGTGTATGCTATCGAATTGATAACAACAAACCACATTCTGTTATTAACAGCAGTGATTTTGATCGAATACATCTAATTGTAGATATTATACCAAACAGTTCTTTTATGTCAGTATAACTCGGCCCTTAGCTCAACTGGATAGAGTTCTGGTCTTCGAAATCAGCGGTTGGGGGTTCGAATCCCTCAGGGTCGACCATCTTTTTTAACGTTATATTTAGATTCTAAATTTTCTAATTTCAACATTATCGAATGATCGTAGCGAGCAAGGTACGACAACCAACCTATTAAAAAGCCCGAGGCGTAAGGAATGCCGTGATGAGTTGCCATAGCTATAAAAAGATTAAAAAATCTTTTTTTAATTGCGGCATAGCGATCTTCTTGAACCATAACAATATTTAAGACCAATAACTATTTGTTTGATAATTAGTTAGATGAATAAGATAACTTTAAATCCGCGTCGTAATGTTTTTTGGAATTGTAATCTAGCCTGGTACGACAATATTTTTACAGACGCTGAGATAAATTCTATTGTAAATTGCGGCGATAGTCTAAAATTAGAAGATTCAAAAACCATGGGCAAAACGGATGACAATTACCGTTCAAGCTCAAACGCATTTTTTGGGGTGGATCAATATAATAAGTGGATGTTTGATCGTTTGTTGAGTGCCATTCAAAATTTAAACGAAAGAGATTTTGGCTTAGATCTGTGGGGATTTGACCATGTTCAGTATACTGTGTATAATAGTAATGATCACTATAACACCCATTCAGATTTAATTTTCGGTGATGTTAAGACCTTGACAAGAAAGCTATCTTGTAGTTTAATATTAAGTAATAACAGTGAATATACAGGTGGTGAGTTTGATTTATTTGAAAACTCAGAGCCTACTGTAGTTGAACAAAAGAAAGGAAGATTAATTGTTTTCCCAAGTTATCAACTTCACAGAGTTAGGCCTGTGCTTTCCGGAGTTAGAAAATCATTAGTTGTATGGGTGGTAGGGCCTCCCTGGAAATGATTATTTGCCCTGGTGGTGAAATGGTAGACACGCTTGCCTTAGGAGCAAGTGCCAAAAGCGTGGGGGTTCGAGTCCCTCCCAGGGCACCAATAAATTTGATAAGTAATATCGCGGGTTATGGAAATGGTATCCGCTTGGTCTCATAAGCCAAGATTGGGGGTTCGACTCCCTCACCCGCAACCAATTTTAAATACTATGGAAACAACAAAAAAACCTTTCGCAAGTTCAATGACCGATATAGATCGGTGTGCGGCTAATATCGGCAATAGATTTGACATGGTGCTGGTAGCATCTCTACGCACAAGAGAGCTCCGAATGGGTGCTCTAAAAAAGATTCAAGATCATAATAGTTTAACAGTCACGGCTCTTAAAGAAATCGAAGCCGGTGCTGTCACTAGAGATCATTTAAAAAGGCTTATTACAAAATGACTACAAAAGGCTACGACCCAAAATCTATTAAACTACCAAAATCGATTAAAAGAATGGCGGCAAATTTTATCGACCCTCATAAACGAGGTAGCTTTATAAAAAGTTATGTTAAGATGTTCGAAGAACAATCTCGTTCGATTAGAAAAAAAAAATAATTGCAGAGGTTAACAATGTCAGGAAAAGGTTCTAAACAACGTCCAACTGATAAGCAAAAGTTTGATGAAGGTTGGGAAAGAGTTTTTGGAAAGAATAAAAAACCTGTTGACAAAACGCCAACAGATAAGTATAATAAAGTTTATGCCGGATTAGCACAGCGGTAGTTGCAATCGCCTTGTAAGCGATAGGTCGTCTGTTCGAATCAGACATTCGGCACCAAATAACCCCGGATCCCGTACCGGTTAGTAAACGGGGGTCAATTGTCTGAACCATAAAAGACACTGTGCGTAGGATCTACAGCAAGGCCCGCTTTACATGGGCGACTTGAAAATATCCTAGGTGGACAACTACAGTCCTGCCAAAAGACTAAAACTTGTGGACGGAGAAACAGCCCAGTCAAGGGCTCTTGTGGTGAGAGTAGCTTGACACCTTTATAACTGTCTTATATTTCTCTCCCATTTCCACCCATTTGCTCGAGTATAGTTCCGTCGATTAACTACAAATTCTGATTGTACAAATTCGTTTCCGAATTGATTTACACTTGCTTGATCTGGAAAAATAATCTCAGTTATCATAACATCTGAGTTATTTGGATCGTTGTATTCTGAAAACTCCAAGACCAACCCAGATTGTTTTACACTTTCTACATAGGCTGCGTATGCTTCGGGATTAGCTTCCGAATACCAGGGTTGATTATTTGTCTTTATTGTTTTTCCGGTGAATAGAAGTGGCATAATTGTTTCCTTAGTTGAAATATTTATTACTCAAAATCATTCTACTGTTATTTAATAGCATTTAAATATCCTTTATTAGGAATATAAATGAATACACAAACTTCTTCTCAAAATACGCAAAAATCTACTGCTCCAAAATGTGGTTGCGGTAGAAGTCCTCACGGCTATTGCATTGGCTGGCACGGATTAACTGAGGACGAATTTAGACAAAAATTAGCTGAGTACGAAGCAAATTTACAAAAACCTATCGAATGAACAATTTAGTTCTAGGACTAGCAGTAGACTACGATCTAACTGATATAAAAGCATTTGTAAAATCTTTTAGACAGTATAATCAAACTGACAGTGTTGTATTGTTTGTCGGTCAAACGACCTCGCAAGGGTTTAAAGACTTCCTTAACCAACACAATGTCAAGAGCGTGACCTTTGAATCTTTTAGATATTCCAATACAAGGATGAATAATTATCGATTTATAAGGTACATAGAATTTTTGTCTGACAACTTAGAATTTAAAAATGTTTTTGTAACTGACACTCGCGATGTTGTCTTTCAGGACAACATATTCAATTGGTGCTCAGATAATTCGTTGAATTTATTCTTAGAGGATCCCGGCATTGCGTTAGGCGAATGCATTTATAACCGCTACTGGACCGAGTCAGCATATGGTAGTGATATAGTATCAGAACTTAAAGATAACACAATTTTGTGTGCTGGCACTATCCTTGGGTCAAGGGAACAAGTCTTAGAACTTTGTAATCGAATTAAAATCGAGCTTGATATTCTTAAACATACTAACAATCATAGCTATCAGACTGTTAATGTTGATCAGGCAATTCTAAACAAGATAGTTTATAAAGATAAGATTGATTGTACACTTTTCCAAAATGGTGACCTAGTAGGAACGGTAGGACAAAGTGTTACCCAAGAGCGAGCCAAGGACATTGTAACCTTGGCAGAGAATAAGATTCTGCTTAATGGCACAGCACCTGCTGTTATTCACCAATATGATCGTCATCAAGCATTGATAGATTTTGTATCAAATTTATATTAATATTGCAGTATGACAACATTACATATTTTATCTAACCCAGGTAACCCAGTTAACTTCAACGAAAGAATTGATGCGTTTAGCATTGCCTGCTGGAAATTTATAAAGTACATGACAGAGTATGGTTGGAACTGCGTACACTATGCCCCAGTAAGCAGTGATGTTCAATGTGAAAGAGTTATTTGTCTTGATAAATTTTCCGGCGATCATAATGTCGATGTAGCCACTTACAATGCCAAAGCAGGTGCAGAAATATCTAAAAGAAAAAATCCCGGAGATATCATTGTTTGTTTTTTCGGTCAAGAAAATAGACTAGCCTGCGAAGCCAATCCTGACCTTAGGGCAGTGGAACCTAGTATCGGTTACACTCATGAAGCTGTCTTTGCTCCCTTTAGGATCTTTGTCAGTTATGCTCACATGCACATTTACTATGGCAAGAACAATATGAGCTTGAACCCAAGCTGGTATGACCAAGTTATTTACAATCCTATTACCAAGGACGAATTTGAATATTGTGAAGATAAAGAAGATTATCTTTTAATGTTTGGAAGAATCACCAAACTAAAAGGCATTGATTTAGCCATTCAGGCTGCTGAATATACAGGAAAAAAACTTATTATTGCCGGACCTGGCGACCTAGAGCATCTAGGTTACAAAACAATTCCCAAGCATGTTGAGCTGTTAGGTCCTCGAAACATTGAACAAAGAAAAAAACTTATGAGTCGTGCCAAGGCTATTTTAGGTCTCACATATTATGTAGAACCATTTGGCAACATGATCGCTGAAGGGTTTATGAGTGGCACGCCAGCGATCACAACAGATTGGGGAGCATTTCCAGAAACTGTCAAGTCACATGTGGGGTTTAGATGTAGAGACTTCAGAGATGTAGTTAATGCCATTGAAAACATTGATTCTATCAAACCAATTGATTGTAGAAACCATGCCCTTGAAAATTTTGAGGATACTGTTATACACCCACAATTTGATGAATATTTTAAAAAATTAGTTGATGATAATTTTTATAGAACATGAAAACAGCATTTATAATAACCAGTACAATTAACGTGGATAATCAATATCCACTTACCTATAGTCCAGTAAGGTCCTACTTTTCTGCTGAAGAAAGGTTACGACAAACTCAATTTACTATAAACAGTATTGCTCAGGCTACCAAAGAAGAAGATACTACTATCTATCTTTTAGATTCAAGTCCAAACTGGGGAGAATACCTACAACAACTTATATATCAAAAGAATCTAAGATTTATTAGTGTTGCCTTTGACTGGCCCGAGGTCTATGAAATCACAAAATCTCATGCCAATAAAACACGCTGTGAGTCACTAATAATGAGCAGCTTTTTAAATAAACATGCCAAAGAGCTTGAAAAATTTGATTATGTGTTTAAAATGAGCGGGCGTTATTTTATTAATAGTTCTTTTGATATAAACATTATAGAAAACAATCCTGATAAAATCTTTTATAAAAAATATCTCGAACATGAATGGCAAGATTATTGGGGATATGATATGGTTGACCGCCGAGCATTTCAAAACGATAACAAGCTTCGACAGTATTGCAGTGTATTGTTTGGCTGGGGCAAAAAATATCAAAAGAGTTTTGCAGATCTTTATACAGCTATGGCAGCAATAACTGATAGACCTAGTATGCAACATTATGATATTGAAACACTTGGATATTTTTTAACCAGGCCATGGGAACAAGACATCATCGAAACCGATTGGATAGTCAACGGATGGCACGGTCCAGATGGAAAGTTTGTGAGGTATTAAAATGGAAATGACCGCTTTTATTATTGATAATTTTTATATTGCTCCGGATGTAGTACGAAATTTTGCTCTAACCCAATCTTTTGATGTAAAGGGAAACTTCCCCGGTGCCAGAACAAGATCTTTTTGGACCGAAGATACAAAGGCTGCTATTGAACATTTTATGCCTTGGGCTGGTCCGATAACCAATACATACGGTGCCGAAAGGGGCGAAGGTTATTGCGGTGCCTTCCAGATAACTACAGCACAGGATAGGACATGGATTCATAGCGATCCTAATAATATGTGGGCAGGAGTTCTATACCTTACCCCCGATGCTCCTCATAGCGGCGGCACGGGTCTGTTTAGATGGAAGGCCAACGGCGATATGAAAGACCTAGCCGGAACCAACTCCTATGATGGGTACGACTACACAAAATGGGACAGAGTAGATACAATAGGTAACAGATATAATAGACTGATTATATATAGAGGAGACCTATATCACGCTAGTCTTGATTATTTTGGCAATAACAATGACAACGGAAGACTTTTTCAAATATTTTTCTTTGATACAGAACGACGAGTATGACTTACAAAATATGCATGGCGGTGTTCTCAACTAACAGAATACCTTATATTACTCGTACACTAAAAAGCCAAGATCTGCTTGATACACGGCATTGCGAAGTAACTAAGATATTTTTTGACGATTACCCGAATGGCAGAAATAACCCATTGGTTGAAATGATCGCCAAATCTCATGGATACACACATATTAATTTACATCGAGAGAATCAAGGTATTACACGCACGTGGCAAGAACTTTTTGACTTTGTAAAAGTGAGAGATTTTGATTATGTATGGCACCAAGAGGACGATGCTGAAATTATGTATCCTGTAAGGTTTATAGATCTAATTGAAATTCTGCAGGACAATCCTAATCTAAGTCAGGTTCAACTAAGGCGAGACAATTGGTATCATTTTGAAACTGACCCCATTGGGCCAAAGGATTCTGATCAAATCTGGCGAAACTATAGAATCGAAAGAGATAATCCATATTTTTGGATGATGAGCAGTTTTTATCCTGCCTGGATTGCTCGCGAGTTTGATCATAAACAAATGAACGGTTATCCAAGCGAAGCTACTGTTGCCAATTTTATGTTACAGAAAAATGGGTCAACTGTAGGGTTGCTAAAAACCGAGCAGGGCGGTATTATGGTAAATCATTTTGGTGAATATACTAGAGGCAGTAAAGTTGCCGAGGGCGAGCTTGGGTGGGAAAACTTTAGCCGGTTTGATCCAAATATTGATTACGATAGTAAAACCGGCGCAATTTTTCAACCAAAGTAAGAGTAATTTTCGTTTGACATAGCCTGTTAAATACCCTTACAATGCAAATGTGGTTGTGAGCGGAATATGGCAGACCTCCAATATGCCCAATTGTATGGGTTGCGGGAAGGGGCACTCGATTTAATCACCGTGCCTTTGTAGGTTCGAAACCTACCAACCACACCATTAACACCCAACATAATTTGTATATATAGACACATATAAATAAATTTGTTGCTGTCATACAACGGAGGGCAAACATGGCAAGAACTGAGTTCAATTGGTCCACTTTAGACCGCAGAGGGCTAGTAAACTTTTTATGGTTAGCTTATCCCGAAGTTGTAGATCGTAAAATGACTCCAACTCAAATCCATACTATACTTGCTAAACATGTTAAACAACTTCTTCCGGTTAGAGTAGTTAAAAAATTCGACCCTACCGTTGAGTCCGGTTGGATATATGTAGGCGGAACTTACTTCAGTGATTACGATCAAGATTATAAAAAGTGTATAGAAGTTAATTTTAACTACTGCTTATTTGATAAAAAAATTTCTCTAACCAAATATAAGTTTGAGCGCATTTGTCGTAGTTTTGCTGATGTTATACTTCATGAAATTATTCATATGCGCCAATATCGCAGACGCAAATTCAAGATAATTCCTGACTATGAAAGCACAGCAGATCGTTATCAGCAACGCATCGAGCAGAGTTATCTAGGTTGTCCTGACGAAATTGATGCCTACAGTTTCAATATGGCCTGCGAATTAATGGCTAACTTCCGTAATGATAAAAAAGCTGTCGAAACATATATTGGTAAGAAACACCGAAAAGGTAAATTAAAAAGCAATGTTCTTCGAATGTATCTCAAGGCATTTGATTATGACCAAAATCATAAAATTATTCGACGCCTTAAAAAACGATCCATAGGATACATCAATAATGCCGAACTAGGTCGGCCATATAAAACCTCAGATTGGATTGCCTGGTAATTGACAGTTATCTATCTTCATGCTACTATAAAGCATGAAATATACACTTCATAAAAGCCAAACTAAGACTATTCGTCAAACGGATCCTGAGTTCTATATCAATGATGGATTTGTTCGTTCCCCTAGAGCCGGATTTCATATCCTTCCCGAATGTCCCCGAGAATACAAACTAATAATTTCAGAATGTATTGATAAAGGTTGGCTTAAACCTGTTGCCACAGTTACCGAAAGAGAAATGATTTTTATAGGATTAAACAAATGAAACTTCTTGATGTTATTACAGCGGCCGGAGCCCGCACTAGCGGCGGTGATCCGTATCAATGGAAATGTTTTGGCAGCAATGCCCAGTATCTTGAATTTCGAGATACCGACGGCAATGGTTGTAGCCATTGTATCTTTGATACTAAAGACTACACCGTATATCAAGTACATGCTGATGTACCTGGCACAGATCAAGCATTTCAATGGACCAATCCACAATATGTCAATGCCTACATCAATGAATCAAAATCAAATGGTATCGATCCTAATGAAGCCTGGGATGATGTAAAGTATACCATTGTTGACAGTGAAGAAACTATTCTTCAATATGTTAAAGATATCGGCGAAACCTACTATGACAACTTGCCTATTTTAGGCGAAGACGAACCATATAAGATGGAAATGCCTGGAACAATGGGCGGCGCAAAACTTGTTTTTCCTGAGGAAAAAGAAATGGACGAATACAAAGTAAAATTGGATCTTCGATTTGAACTGGATGTAAAAGCCAACTCAGCCAATGAAGCATTAGAAAAAGCTCGCCATTGGCAGGAAACTATGAAGCACACATGGGGTGAAGGTGCTGGTGTTATGTGGCATGATAAGTATCTTATCAAAGAAGCTGTTGAAAAAGAATTAGAATTTTGATCAAAGATTCTTACCAGATAGGTCTTGTCATTCCGGCGAGACCTATTTCTTCTAATGATTATAAAGATTTCCAATAAATTTAGAGTGTGCCCGCCCTTAATCATAATTAAAAGAACAAAACAAGGATTTTTATGGACCAATACACAAGAGTAGGAATTATCGGAGTAGGATATGTAGGTAATGCTATTAGTTTGGCATTTGCCGGCGACCCGTATGTTACATTAGTCAAACGTGATCCTCCAAAAGGATTTATGGCTACCTACGATGAACTAAAAACCTGCGATGGTATCTTTGTCTGTGTTCCTAGTCCACAAAGTGATGATGGTAGTTGCGACACTTCTTATTTAGAAGGTGTATTACAAGATCTTAAGGCCATTAACTATACCGGTGTAATTATTAGTAAGTGTACGGCACCTCCTAATATCTACACAGAATTAAACCGACAGTTTCCTAATCTAGTTCATGCTCCTGAGTTCTTAACAGCGGCCAACGCCGAACAAGACTATGCCAATGGTAAGTTTGCCTTTATTGGTGGTGCTGTCAGTGCCTATCGCAGAGAAGCAGAAAGACTTATTCGGCTAAGTCAATCCGGATTAGAACAGGATCGTGTATTCCATTGTTCAATTGCCGAAGCTAGTTTGGCCAAATATACTCTAAATACTTTCTTGGCTACCAAGGTTATCTATATGAATGAATTAGCCGACCTTGCTAAAAAACTTGATTGCGACTATACAGTGGTTGCTAAAATGATTCGCACCGATCACAGAATTGGATCCAGCCATTTACAGGTTCCTGGGCCCGACGGCTATTACGGTTTTGGTGGTGCTTGTTTTCCAAAAGACACAGCAGCCTTGCTAAAAATTGCCGAAGATGCTAGCGTGGATATGAATGTGCTTAATGCCGCCGTAAAGAAAAATCTACTGCTTAGGTTGACGGAACCTAAATAAATCTATATTATAAAATGTCATCCTCGACACAAACTCGGAGAATAATAAATTGAAAAAAGACACAGCATTAGAAGTAATAGCCGGAGAAGGCGGCTACGAAGAAGCATATTTAGCAGATGTAATTCGATTCAAAATGAAACGCGAAGGTAAGCGTTTTTGGGCCGGAGATAACATTAGCGATTATGTCGACGAGCAAACAAAGAATCAACTAATTGACGAGGCTACGGAAGCGTTTGAATTGGTTCTTGATCGACTTCTTATCGATCGTGAAAACGATCCTAACAGCAAGGGTACAGCACGACGCCTGGCTAAAATGTATTTTAACGAAATAATGGCAGGTAGATATGACCCAGCACCAGACGCAACAGCATTTCCAAACAACACGGCGGACCGTTATGAAGGTATGCTGGTTGTTCGCAGTGAGCTTCGCAGTATGTGTAGCCATCATCACCAACCCGTTAGTGGCGTTGCTTATATTGGCATTATTGCCGCTGAAAAACTTATCGGACTCAGCAAATACACCCGAATCGCACAATGGTGTGCCCGACGTGGTACTCTCCAGGAGGAACTTTGTAATGACATTGCTAGAGAAATCGCAAAAGCCACAGGAGCCACAGACCTAGGAGTTTATATCCAGGCCACACACGGTTGCTGTGAAAACAGAGGTATTATGGCTCATAGTAGCCTTACACAAACAACAGTTCTACGAGGATCTTTCAAAGATGATCCAGGGACTAAAAAAGAGTTTATGGATAATATTAAACTCCAACAAGAGTTTGCTCCTAGGTAAATGAGCAAACTAAAGGTTGATTTTTCTAAAATAAACAAGTATACTAAACACTAAAGGAAACTCATGCAGAACAAAGGTAAACTTAATATCCCGAATCGTACACAGATTCCGAAGTCTTTTGCTCCGGCAGCACAGGCAAGACAACCAGCATCCAATCAGAATCGACGCCCTAGCGTTATGATTGCTGTTCCAGCTATGGAAATGGTCAATGCCGAATTTGCACAACACCTAGCTATGGCTGCGGCCAATATGGTTGCTAATGGTATCAAAATTAACTGTGCGTTCAACATTGGCTCAGTTATTACTATTGCCCGTCGTAACCTAGTTGACATCTTTTTGAAATCAGATTTTGATTACATTTGGTGGGTCGACTCGGACATGAAGTTTCCTATCGATGCTCCTATGCGATTGCTAGCTCGCAACAAAGACATTGTCGGTGCTAACTATCGGCGCCGTCGTTTCCCTAATCCTAATTTTACAGGTATGAGCGGACAGCCAGGTACATTTGTTGAATTCCATACTACCGATAACAGTCCAGATATGGAACTAATTGATGTTCTTCCGCATGGCTTAGTTATGGTCAAGCGCGAAGTTTATGAAAAAATTCCTCAACCGCACTACCTACAAGAGTACATTCCCTCGATGAATCTTGAAATTGGTGAGGACATATTCTTCTGCCAGCAGGCACAAAAAGCAGGATATGAAATTTGGTGCGATCAGGCATTGAGCCGTGAAGTGGCTCATATCGGTATTTTCCACTTTAATTACAATTTAAGTGTTCCACAATAAAAGGTGAACCTATGTTTGAGTCAATCGAAATTCGTAAGGTGTGTAACGGTGTAATCGTTACACTACGAAGCGATGATACAGAAGATCAAGAATATGTCTATGACACTGATCGAAAGGCCATTAAGTTTGTCAAAGACCTTCTTGAGACCAAAAGTACAAAAGATCAAAGAGAAGTGACCGTAGCATGACCGCTAAGAATATTTACAAAGCCGGTGACTCGGCATGGATCTCTGGTATCTCTAGAAACGCACGATTGACCAAGGGTACTGTAATTAAAGTATTGGACTTGTCTGATGAAGGATTTACAGCAGGACCTCACTATATCATTGCTGTTCCGACCGAAATTGACGCCTTGTTAGAAATTCGCACATGGGAAACCATGAGTGAAGATGAACGAGGTCCATTAGGTTACCTTAGAAAATTTGATTTAGATTCTACCATTAAGTTTATCAATACAGTAGGGTTTGAAACAGCCGATGATTTTAATGATCCTACTCCTGAACAAATTCATGCCGCTATTGAAAAAAGCATCAAGGATGTAAGACATAGTAACCTTAATCTAAAAACTACCTCTCCGCGTCGTCGCAATTTCTCTAAAAAGAAGAAGACATGACGGACCCCTGGGAGGCCATTCTAACAAGTTTAGAACCTGATTACGAAAAATATAAATCAATGTTAGAATCAGGACCTCGATATTGTGCTGAATTATCAAAGAACTGTAAAGTATGGGTTATAACTGTAAAAGAGTTAGTATACGAAGACAGCTATATAGATATTACACCGGTAGTCGATTGGACAACTGAGCAACTAGAAAATTGGCCTGATGTAAGAAGAATGGCATACGATCAATGGTACTTTAAAACAAAACATGATGCTCTTAAATTTCAAACACTGTTTTATCTAAAATGGGCCGGGTAAGATATCAAGTGGCCAAGGACGGCGACAAAGAAATTGTAAAAGAAATTCACAAGGTTGTAGTACATCGCTTTCGTCTCAGCGATGTAGAGGACCCTGAGATCTATGCCGCAGGACCAATATGGAACTGGCAACAATCGGACGCAGGTAAATTTGTCATGGAGAATGCTATAGAATCTCCAGTTTATCATCAGCAGATCGATTATGTTCACTACGGTTACCAATATGCCATAACCGCAGAACTTGAAAAAAAGAAATTAGCAGAATTTTATTTGAGGTTTGGAAACAATGGAATCAATTTTTAAAGTCGGAGACCATGTCGAAAAGGTAGGTGGAGATTACACCTTTGTAGGAACTGTAGTAGCAGTATTCTGTAAACTAAGCGGTGCTATACGGCTAGTTGTAGAAGACGATCGCGGTGTACTTCATGTATATAGCGAAAAAAATCTAAGGCATCTTGTACAATGAATTTTAGGATAGCACATAATACAGACAACCCTCATGTAGGCGGAAATCTACTCGAGGGAGATCCTTGGACTTTTTGCCCAGGTGTGTGGAATTATGTGATTGATCGGTTTGCCATTAAAAGCGTATTAGATCTTGGTTGTGGTCTTGGGTATTCGAGCAGATACTTTAGCAGACAAAATCTTGATGTTGTTGCCGTAGACGGTATGTTAGATAATGTTCAAAACTGTATTTATCCTGCCACCTTGTGCGATCTTACCCAAGGGTGTGTTACCGCTCGGGTAGATCTTGTACACTGTCAAGAGGTTGTTGAACATATCGAAGAACAGTATTTAGATAATTTACTTTCTTCATTAACCTGTGGTAAATTTATATTAATGACAAATGCTTTGCCCGGGCAAGGTGGTTATCACCATGTCAATGAACAACCAACTGAGTATTGGATTGAGCATCTAAAAAGGTACAACTGCGAATTGATGCCCGAGGATACCGCTCGTATTCGAAAAATTGCTCAGGCCGAAGGAGCCCATTGGATGAGCCAAACTGGCTCAATTTATATTAATAGGAATTTTTAATTATGACCAATCCGTTTCGCGATCAAGAAAAATTTATGCGGGCCTGTGATCAAACTGTAGGCGCCCTAAACGATGCCCAATATCATCTTTACAGAGATCTTATCGCAGAAGAATTCACAGAATTCAATGCGGCCTATCATCAACAAGATGTAGTTGAGCAACTCGATGCTCTTATTGATATCCTTGTTGTAACCATTGGTGCTATTCATTCAATGGGCGCAGATGCTGAGGGTGCCTGGAAGGAAGTTATGCGTACTAACTTTGCCAAAATTGATAAAGAAACTGGAAAAGTTCGGAAGCGTGAAGATGGAAAAGTTTTAAAACCGTTGGGTTGGACACCTCCGGAATTAAATAAATTTGTAGCAAAAGGAGATCAAAATGTTTGATACTACATATAATGCTGTAACATACCGTTCAGCTTCGGAACTCAATACTGCTATGAGCCGTGTTTATGGAAACATGAGCCTAGCTGTTCTTACATCAATGATTATTAGCTATTTGGTTGGCACAAGTCCTGCGTTACTTCAGTTTTTCTTTACAGGTTTTACAAAATGGATTGTAATTTTTGCTCCATTGGTAGCTGTATTTGGAATCAGCTTTATTTTAGCAAACGAAGGACTAGCTAAAAGTGTTTACCATTTATGTCTACACGGATTTGCCGCGTTAATGGGCCTAAGTTTCGCTACCATTTTTGCTGTGTTTAATATGGGAAGTATTGTAAGCGCATTTATGGGAGCGGCTGTTCTGTTTGGAACAATGTCGTTTTATGGCTACTTTACCAAAAAAAGCCTAGATAGTCTTGGTAAATGGTTATTTGTAGGCTTGATCGCAATCGTAATCGCTAGTATAATTAATGTGTTTATTGGGAGTAGTGCTTTACAGATGGTAGTTAGCTCATTAGCAATTATTATCTTCACTGGCCTAACTGCCTACGATACACAAAAAATTAGAGAAGAGTTGAGCATGTCGACTAGTGAAGCCACCGAAGTTAGAGGTGCTTTAACACTTTACCTAGATTTTATTAACCTGTTTATTAGTTTACTCCAGCTGTTTGGAGGGAAGAAGGAATAAATGGCTCAAAGAGCACATTATTGGAGTTGTTCACCTTTTGCTGATTGGCTTCGCGGTACCGCAAAAGGTGGCGCAAAGACTTCGGATGATTGGGAAGATTGGCGCAAAGAAGCCGAAACTAAATATCCTTTTAGATATTGGTTGGCCGAAGAAGGTCTGGATAAAATCCAAAACTTTCTCTGGTGGCCCATTGATAAAATTTACGATGTTAAGTACTATATCAATAACCGTTGGATTAGTCGCACTCATAGTCTTACCGCTCACCCTCGTGACATCAAGCCCGGTAAATGGTGCGACGTGGGCCACAGGTTCCTTCCTTGTCTATTCAACGAACTACAAGACTTTGTTGAAGTGGAGTTAGCCTGGTGGCACCTTGCTTGGAGTCCCGAAGAGCGACCAAAGTACAACATGCCTTGGTGGGCTGTTGGTTGGTTTCGAATCCGCACCTGGCGTTGCCCGCAGGCCGGGCTGGACAACCTTAAGTGGCAAAGCGAGCTTGTTTGGAAAGAAGACGAATGCGAACCCGGAAGTCCTAACATCGGCAAGCCTACTTATCAAGCTGAAAAAGCATTGGAAATTTTGGCATTGTATAAGTGGTGGACCGAAGTTTACCGCAACCGTCCAGATCCGCACGATGCCAGCGGTTGGAGTGAGTACTGCGACCTTAAACGTAAAATAGCCAAAGAACGCGGTGCCGATGGGTTTAGTGCTATGTTTTCAAGTAAAGGCGAAACTAAAGAAATTCGTAAGATGGCAGATGTAGCTCTAAAAAAACTGCGTAAGATTGAAGAACAATATGAACGAGAAGATGAACAAATGATGATTCGTCTTATCAAGATCCGTAACTCACTTTGGACTTAACATGGAAACTAAACAACCCGAAGATATGACTCCCGAAGAACGCCGTGAACTCAAAATCGAGTTCGCTCCTGGTGCCTTTGATGGGTTCGAAGGTACACAAGAAGAACTCGATGAACTTATTGCCGAAATTCGTAAGTCTATCGAAGATGGATCTTTGTTCGAGAAGAGCCAACCTGTTGATATTGAATCACTTATGGACAGCGATGACCCTGACGATTTGGTTTTGGCCGAACGCCTAATTCGATCATTTGATCCTAAATCTGACAATCGTAATCTACAATGAACATCTCTAAGAGTCCAGATCGCAATACTTTTCAAAAAGAAAAGTATCTCGAGCGGCAGGCTGAAAAGGGCAAGACGCCCGAGAATGACGAAGATACTCGAGCCATGGCAGACTACTACAATAGTTGGAATGTAAAAGAGGATGAGAGAGAAGCAGATCCAGAATGGCGTAAGCAAAATCTCGAATGGGATTTGCGTACCGCCGATTGGATTTTAGCCAAGGCTCGTGCCAGTGAAAGCTATGCTCAAAATATCTATGCGGCTCTTTGTAATAATAGATTCATCAAATTAGAAGTCATTCCAATTCTCAAAGAAGAAGAATGGTCGTGTTCTTGGCGTTATGCTGGTGGCATTGTTGCCCATATGCGTGAAGAAGGAGACTACATTGACTGGTATTGTTCCGGAATACGAGATGCCGACTATGGTGACACTGAGCAAGAATTTACCGAAGAACAAAAACTACGCTTAGAAATAGTCGACAAATATGTGCCCGAAGGTTGTATCACAGATGAAATCCGAGCAGACTTTCAACGTCTAGGCTGGGTTCCTGCCAAGGGCGGAGATTGGGAACACTTTGAATAAATTGCCAAAATTTGGATAAATTTGGTAAAACCGGATCTTGACCTATCCGGTTTTTTAGTTTATAATATACATATATTGAACACTAAGGAGCAACACAATGGCCACTAAGCTGAAACAAGCCAGTATTGCAATTCGGACCAACAAAGGTCGTGACATGAGCCCAAAATGGGACAGTGCCGACGAATGGGATGGTGCCAAATTTACTCGCCACTGGCAGGATGCTATGAGCTGGTATCGTCTTGAAAAATCCGTAAAAGACCTCAAGCCCAAACTGGTAGAATGGATGCATACTGCCGGGTATTCTAAGACAGACATTGACGTGATCCGCAAGACTAAAGATCAATACTTTAGCGGTACCATGATGGGTATTGCGGCATGCTTGACTAAAGGTATGCCCGAAATTCATGCCGGGTTTAACGGCGGCAAGGACACCGGGGTCTGGCTCCGTGCTGAAATTGAAAAGGTGATTCAGACAGGTGCCAACGATCTCGAGGAAGAAGAAGATTCAACCAAGAAAATTGTAAAGGCTGTATTGCCTGTTATCAATATTCAAGATCGTTTGCGTGAAGCCGCCGGTGATATGAGCGAAGAGCTTGATCAAGCAATTGATAGTTGGATCACCAATCCCGAAGCATTTGATCCCAAGGCATTTAAGATTGTTAACCTTCTTCGTGGCAAGGGAGCCAAGGCTGCTCACGCTCGTTACATCAAAGGTTTCTTTAAGCGTGGTCATGACGAACTGCTCGAATTAGCCAGTGGGGAAGCCGACGAACAACTGCGTGAAGCTTATCGTCATAACAGTCGCAAGAATGTTAAGAAACTGATCGAATTCTACGATAGCATTGTAGCCGCCTGCGATCAAATTGCCGCAGAGCAAAAGGTGCTCAAGAAGCCTCGTGCTAAAAAGGTCAAGCCCGCAGAGCAAATTGTGTCTAAGCTCAAGTTCTGTGTCAAGGATGATAAGTTGGGTATTGTGAGCGTGCCACCGGCACAGCTCATCGGTGCTCAAGGTGCTGTGGTGTTTAATGTAAAAACTCGCAAGATGGGTTACTACATTAGTCGGAGTTCCGCAGGATTTAATGTCAAGGGTACCACCTTACTGGACTACAGCGACAAGAGTGCTCAAAAAACTCTTCGTAAGCCGCCTGAGCAACTTAAAGAGTTCAAGGAGCAGAATACGCAACGGCGTTTTGAAACTTGGTTCGAAAAGTCTGTTAAGACCACCGAAGTGCCGCTTAACGGTCGTTTCAATGAGGATGTTATTCTTGTCAAGGTATTTAAATGAACGAACGACTTAAAGAACTGCTGACTCGAGTCGGAACCGATACTAGCGGTAAATGGATAAGTGTAGATAAAACCGAAATGTTTGCCAGCATCTTGGTCGACGAGTGTGTTCAGTGGATCAACGATAATGTTGGACTTGTTACAGAAGAAGCACGGCAAGATCTTAAAAATCATATTGGAGTCTAATATGCCAAGGTGTTATCAACTTATTGGGGTGCCCGGATCAGGAAAAAGTACCTGGGCCAACAATCAAGAGTGGGCCAAAGATTGTACCTATGTTTCAACTGATCAGTATGTTGAACAGTATGCCAAGTCGCAGGGCAAGACCTACAGTGAAGTTTTTAATGATTTTATGCCAGAGGCTGTAAATCTTATGTGTCAAGATGTTATTGTTGCTCGTAGTCAAGGACGCGATATTATCTGGGATCAAACCAGCACCAGCGTTCTTAGTCGACGACGAAAGTTTAATATGTTGCCCGATTACGAGCATATTGCTGTAGTCTTCACAACTCCTAACAAAGAAGAACTCGCTAGTAGGTTAGCCAGCAGACCTGGTAAAGAAATTCCTAACGAAGTTATGCGTGGGATGATAGATCGTTTTGAAATGCCAACTGAAGAAGAAGGCTTTAAAGAAATTTGGACTGCCAGTTGACTCGGGTACAGAAGTTTTGTATAATTAACTAATCACTTAATTAAAAGGTTTATTATGAAGATCGGACTTAGTTATAGTCGGTGTGTTCGCGACATTGTAGAAGGCAAAGTTGATATTGCCGATGTACTGGTCATTATTGCTCGCACGGATTTTGATCCTCACGATGACAAACAATGGAAGGGCATTTGGCAGGGCTACGGTGGTGGTAGAAGTGGGTTTACCGGCGGGGCTGGATTCTTTATGGGCGGCTCTAATCCAGAGTGGGCAGGCTACTCCGACGAGGACGAAGATCGTTTCCGTTCAGTAAGCATTGAACTGTGGGAATCGGGCAAACTTCACCAGCCCCGTAAGTTTGGCGCACACCCTCGACGCTTTCCTTACTACTGGCTGGAAGCAGTTCTTCCTAGCGAAGAACTAGACTCCAATCCTGCTGTTAAAAAGGCCTGGGAAAATTTTCAAGTTATGGCCGGACTTAGTTCTATCAAACTAGATAAAGAGCAGGCATGATTTACTTTAACCTCAATATTCGTAACCCGTATTGGTGGAACCGATTTTCCAACATAAAATGTTGGAGTGGTTCATTCTTTCTGAAAAACAAATATTGGGAATTACAGATTGCTCGGGTATGTGAGCTGTTTCGTTTTGAGTTCGAATGGTCTATACGGCAAGATCACGCCGGAGTTAACCTAGAACTAGCTCTGTTCGGTTATGGTATCATGATAAACATTTACGACAATCGACATTGGGATTATGAAGAAAACCGATGGAAGATTTACGACAATGCCTAACTACGCCGAATACTTTGAAAAAAAAATGCCTACCAGCCCAAGTACCAGATTGGAGATCGTATCTTTGGGTATTACAAAAAGATTCCTTTTATTGGCAGTGTAGGCAATGATAGCCTTGTTAGTCTTGACCAAGGACCTCGAGTTAGTGTACACTTAGATCTACCTATGAAAACCAAAGACGGTTGGAAAACTGTTATTTTTGTTCAACATCGTGATATTAAATCTAAATTAATCACTCTTAAGGATTAACATGACTCTGCCCGATGAACGCTATCGTAGTCTTGTTTACACTAAGAAGTTTCTTATAGAGCTTCTTAGTCCTCACCAGACTCCCCGTGTGCCTAAAGTTATTCGACAAAGGGCACATAGCCTACTGCGGCATTGGCCCGACGATTATCATCTTGAAATGATGACCGAAGAAATGCCAAAGCATTTTGCCAAAGAGATGGAGCCATTGTATCGAATGGTAAAACAATACGATATGAGTAAACAAAATGACAAGGAAAATTGAACTTGACGGCGAAACGGCTGATCGTATTACTTTGCTAAATCTCAAAGAATATCGTAGCTATCTTAAAAAAGAGCTTCGTAATTTTAAAAAAGGCGAGTATCTACATCCCGACGATGTTGCCGGTAATATTAAATTAATCGAAGCAATAACACTTATTATTAAGTATTTTGGAGAAGAATAATGAGAGAAGAACTCGATCGTAAACTGTGTGAAAAGTATCCTAAGATTTTTGCGGATCGTTATAAGCCTATGAACGAAACAGCAATGTGTTGGGGGTTTGAATGCGGAGATGGGTGGTATAAAATTTTGGATAGCCTATGTAGGCAAATTCAACATCATGTAGACTGGCGGCAGGAGCAAAAGGATAAGTACGGAAGAGGAGATGGGTGTTCTCAGGTAGTAGCCGATCAGGTGAAAGAAAAGTTTGGTGGGCTTCGTTTTTATTATCACGGTGGCGATGATGTTGTAGACGGCATGGTCCGTATGGCAGAAAGCTGGGCGGCTAATACATGCGAGACCTGTGGCGAGTCGGGGCGGCTTCGAGGTCAAGGCTGGTTGTATACTGCCTGTGATCGTCATACCAAACCCGAACACCTCAACGACGAACAAGGAATAGAAAATGAATGAACAAGTTAAAAAATGGGCTGAAATGGCTAATCCTAATTGCCAAGGTGCTTATGACGAGGACAACGGTACCGTTTCCTGGACTGCCGAGGATTTAGAGAAGTTTGCTTCCACTGTAAAGGATGCTGTTATATATTCAATTAAAAGCTGTCCTATGACACATTGTCGTGTACCGTATGATGCTAATTTCCATCATCAGGTTGTACAGACAATTTTAGAAAATATAAAACAAAGAATTTCGGTATAAAGGAAAAATTAATGTTTAATAATCTAGTGCCAATGGTTGTTGAAAAAACCGGCCAAGGAGAGCGAGCCTTTGACATTTACAGTCGTTTACTTAATGAGCGTATTGTATTTCTACACGGTAGTGTAGACGATGTTAGTGCTAGCCTTGTAGTTGCTCAAATATTGCATCTCGAAAGTGCTGATAGTGAAAAAGATATTCATTTTTATATTAATAGTCCAGGCGGAGTAATTACTGCCGGTATGAGCATCTACGATGTTATGCAGTTTGTCAAACCAGATGTTTGTACCTATGTCATGGGTCAAGCCTGCTCTATGGGCAGTTTTCTAGCACAGGCAGGCACTCCGGGCAAACGCTTTATGTTGCCTAACAGTCGGCATATGATTCATCAGCCCAGTGGTGGCGCTCGTGGTATGGCGTCAGATATCGAAATTAGCTACAAAGAAATTATGTTCTGGAAGGCAAGACTGACTATGTTGTATGTGTCTCATAATACCGCAGGCAAAACTTACGCTGACTTTGAAAAGGACATGGATCGTGACACCTTCATGAGCGCTGAAGAATCTCTCAAGTATGGTCTTTGCGACCGAATCATTTCCAATAGGGAATAATATCACAAGAAAATTCCCATAAAATAATTATTAAATAATTTTGCTTATGGGAGATTATTATGCCCAAAATTCAGGCATTTTTAAATAAAATAAAAAAATACGAAAAACAAAGACAATTGTGGATGCTACTCAGTGTAGTATTTGTGTCATTCATTCTTGGCATAGCAGTCGAATGGCAGCAGTTGGTCCGCCTTAATATATTTGAAATATGGCTTGCCATATCATCTGTTCTAATAATTACCGGCATCTGTTGGTGGTACTGGACTATGCATGTACTAAAGAATATTTTAAGTGAACGGCACGGCGAGATTGAATTATTGGTAGATGTCAGTAACGATATCAGAACAATAAAAGAAGAGGTCAAAAAAAATTACAAATAAATATTGACATAGCCAATATTACGCTATACAATAGTCTGTATGCGGTCTTAGACGTTCACCCCGCAATATAAATTCTGCATGTCATCAAACTTACTCGCTACATAAAAGGAGGCAAGAGATGGCGACACAACCTATTACTTACAAATATGTAAGCACCAAAGAATATCACGATTCATTTCCCTGTGCCTACAGGCAATGGAGAGCTGATAGTCACTGTAATCTAATCCATGGATACAGTTTTTCAATGAAGTTCTATTTTGGCACAAACAATCTCGACGTTAGGAATTGGTGTGCTGATTATGGGGGCCTTAAAGAATTAAAAAAGACACTCGAAGATCAATTTGATCATACCTTATTGGTTTCTCAAGATGATCCTGAGCTTGAAACGTTCAAACTGCTAGAAAGCAAAAAGATGGCAAAATTAACCATTCTGCCACGCTTAGGTTGCGAAGGTTTAGCAGATATGCTATATAAGTATGTGAATGGAATCTACATACCAGACCTGTGGGGACCTGGAGAGGCCGAAAGGTTATGGTGTTTCCGTGTAGAAGTTAGAGAGACACAGAGTAACATGGCTTTTAGAGAAGGCCATAGAGAATGGAACGAAGATCTATTTGCATAAGGAGAAAACTATGTTAGATCGTATTTTAGCCGGTGTTGACCGGGCATTAGCCTATAAACTAATGTTGGCTCATATTGTGATTATTGCTGTTAGTAATTACATTGTTCAATTTAAGTTTAATATTTTTGGTCATCCACTGGCCGCTGCCGCCTTTACATTTCCACTAGTGGTTGTATTAACAGACCTCACTGTTAGGTTAATCGGAAAAGAAACGGGTAGAGCAGTAATTAATCTAGCGTTTATTCCTGCAATCTTAGTCAGTATGGCCGTGGTAAAATTAGGCGGCGCACCTGATTCAGTAGCATTACGCATTGGGTTAGGATCCGGCGTAGCATATTTTATCAGCAATTTATTGGATGTATATGTTTTCCAATATTTCAGAGAAAAATATAGTTCTTGGTGGATTGCTCCAGCACTTAGTTGTGTAGTCAGCACATTCATTGATACCTATGTATTTTTCTTTACAGCATTTGCCTACGGTGCCAATGAGTTTATGGCTGCTAATTGGCATATTGTTGCTACAAATAATAGTTGGGCCAAAATTCTTGTAAGTTTGTTAGTTATACTTCCGGCTTATGGAATTTTACTCAATAAATTACAAAAGAAATTTGAAAACGCTCAAACAACTAATGCATAGTATTGAGAGAATTTGGGCCAGGGCAACCGGTCATTTGATGGGTAAAACAGATAATGACCGGCCCGATGTCCCAATCTTAAGTATAAAAGAAGCAAGAATAGCATTATTCCTAAAAACTTTTTGGGTTATAATACATACTATTACTTGCTTCTTTATTATAGCAAATGTAGTTAGACACTGGTGAATTATGATTCTTACAGACAAAGATTGGTTAGAAAAAGTAACAACAGCCTATAAAGTCTATCCGTACCCAAGCAAAGATATTGAAGCATTTATCAAGTGGCTTTATCAGCAATATGGAATTGTTGAGCCGATTAAAAAATAATGGAAGATTTTATTAGAATTTGGCCAAACAAAGGCACACCCGAATTCTGCAATTCAGTGATCGAAGCCTTTGAAGAAATAATTGCTAATCCAGATTTTGCCGACGGTGTTATTAATAACACCAAACAATTTGATAACGGCGAATTTGGACGCCGTGATATAGCAATTTTTCTCGAAGAAGAAAGATTCAAAAAAGGTCCTTTGTGTACGACCTTGTTGTATCTTATACATGATTGCTTAATGGAATATATTAACGAATTCCCTCAATTAAAAAACATGGGATTAAGCAATCGTTGTAATTTAAAAATACAAAAAACTCCACCCAGAGGAGGGTATCATACCTGGCACTATGAATCTAATGCCGGACAGGATTCCTGGAATAGAGAACTGGTATGGATGGTATATCTAAACGATATGCCCGAAGGAGAGGCAGAAACAGAGTTTTTCTATCAAGGTCGAAAAATTAGACCGACCCAAGGAACTGTGGTTATTTGGCCAGCTGGCTTGACACATGTTCACAGAGGTAATACAGTTTATAAACAAAACAAATACATTGCCACCGGCTGGTGGTATAAGGTGTAATAATGGAAAATAAAACGCTATCTTGGACAATTACAGTAGAAGAAGATCCCGAAACCGGTGAACTGATTCTACCTTTGCCGGCTGAGATGCTGGCTATGCAGAGTTGGTTTGAAGGGGATACCTTGGAATGGACTGATAATAATGACGGGTCGTGGTCTTTGACCAAAGTTGAAAAATGAGCACTTTAGTTTTTGAAACTGAAAAAGAAGTCCCAAACCCTGTGTTAACTGTTGGTGAAACCAACAAGGCATCTTTTATAACCTTACACGGTGGCCAGCATGAAATATTAAAAATCACCGAAGACGGGTTTTATGTTCGTGGAAAAAGAGTAGAGGCCGACGAACAAGAAGCACGGGCTGTGTATAAAGCATTTAAAGAATTTTTAGTTTATTCTGCTTTGAGCAGGTAACACTTGATTTTAGGACGCAGGTATGTTAAACTATACTATGATAACATCGTTGGTAGTCCAAAATGAAAAAGATCTATTACGAAAAAGTTGGTCGTAAATATGTCCCGGTTCACGAATATGATAGCGAATTTCTGGATGGGTTTCCAAAAGGTAATCACTTGGTCATGGTTTATCCCGGAGGCAGTAGTCGGCGGTTTAATATTGATCCTAATTATGCGGCTATGATCGCCGCAGGGCGTGTTGCCGAAGATGCTATTTCAAAAGTTATTGTCGCGGCAACGGATCTACGTCCTAAAAGCAAACCAATTACACCCGAACAAAAAGCCGCCTGGGAACATTTAGTTGAAGTCTTTGGTCCAGAAGCTCGTGCTTTAGAATGGCCTAGTGCTCGGGAGGCCTGCGAACGGGCAGTAGAAGCAATGCAGAAAGAAGCAGACCGACTTATGGCAAATGAAAGTGTCCGAAAGGCCTACAATCATTTTCAATTAATGTGTAAACTTGTAGCAGAAAATAATGATGAAAAAAGGTAAAATTGGATTTGCCTGTAAGTGGATTGACCACCCCAGTCAAGTTGATGGTATCAAACCCAAAGACGACTGTAAAAAATACAATACTGGTGCTACCACTGTTGCCTGGTTAAATAGACAAAGTAAAGATGTGGCAGTAGAAAAACTGTGGGACCTTATGAAAGGTAATATAGAATCTACAAGATTACTTGTTGAAAAGGTTGGTAGTTTAGATGAACATCTTAGAATGGTACGTTTATCAAGTGATATCCTACCAGTATATACAGAGCCTAATTGGAGTTGGTTTTGGCGCCAGCCTGACGTTGTCGCTTATGCTGAAAGGCATTTTGCCAAGGTTGGTGAGCTTGCTCGCAGCCGTTCTGTGCGCCTTTCTTTTCATCCAGGTCAATTCACAGTTCTGGCTTCTGATAATCCGGTCATTGTCGATCGAAGCATAGAGGAGTTTGAATACCATGTGGATATGGCCCGTTGGATGGGATACGGCAAAGAATTTCAGGACTTTAAAATCAATGTCCACATCTCGGGTAGAGCCGGTCCCGAAGGTATTAGACAAGCCCTTAAGAGACTCACTCCAGAAGCAAGAAACACCATTACCATCGAAAACGAAGAAATAAGCTATGGACTCAATGACTGCCTTTCTATTAGCGATGTCGTGCCTATTGTGCTTGACATTCACCATCATTGGATTCGCGAGGGCGAGTATATCCAGCCAGGAGATGCTCGTGTTAAAAGGGTTGTCGATAGTTGGCGCGGTGTTCGCCCTGTTTGCCATTATAGTGTCAGTAGAGAAGATATACTTGTCGATCACGATTCTTTAACTTCGCCTGATAAGCATCTGCTTTTAGAACAAGGACATAAGGTACAAAGGCTTAGAGCCCATTCTAACTTCTACTGGAATTCAGCAGTTAACGAATGGGCTCTGAGCTTTTTAGAAACACACGATATGATGTGCGAGTCCAAAGCTAAGAATTTGGCAAGTTTTCAACTTGCCACGGAAGCTAAAAGATTAGGCTTTCTTTGATTTCTTAGCAGTTTTTGCCGCTGCCTTTTTAGGGGCGGCTTTTTTTGCGGCTGGCTTTTCTGCCTTTGGAGCACGAGGCTTGCGTGGTTGCTTGGCAGGTGCTGTTTCAGCAACAACAGGAGCAGCTTCTACTACCGGAGCTGGTTCTTCAACCTTAACCTCGGGTGTCGCAGGAGTCTCAACCTTATACGGTGCTTCGTCTGTTTTTGTTACAGCGTCTAATGGATGACGACCATCTTTATTTTCTTTGTTCATAGAACGATATGCCAATAAACCCAGCCCACCAATTACAACAATAGCTATTAGTAATTCCATAATATATTCCTTTAATGAAATGTATGCCTTTATTTAACCACTATAAATATTTCCATAATCAAAAAATTTACCTATATGAACAGAGGTCAGAATAGAATTCTACGAAATCAATATTTCAATTGTTTAGAGCCCGATCAGGCCAGGTTAACTCAGAGTCTTGAAGTAAAATATGGAAATTTATGCTTTTTACCTTTAGACCTGCCTATTCTGTTTGATCCAAAACTAGTAGATTTTTTCTATTCCAACTCAAAAGTTATAAGAAAAGTAAAGCCAGATTTAGCCAGTAGTAGCGTCGGTGGAGATCAGTTTTCTAGTATTGATGTTTGTACCAATAATAATTTTCAAGCAATCCCCGAATTTTGGACCAGTAATTTCTATGAAAATTTTACAAAAGAATTTCCACTCTTTACCGAGCAGCTCTTAGATTTAATGCCGTTTAACGAATGTTATAATTTTGCATTTTGGAGCAGCAGAAGAACTGTAGGGCCGCACAGAGACCACGATTGTATGTTTGATTTGCCTATTAGTTTCAGGATTATGATTTATGATACAAACCCTCAAAGCACACTGTATGTCTACGAGGACAATGATTCGATTACTGGTCAGAGGCATTATGTTCCAAGACTTAATTTTTCTAATAGCTTTGTATGGAATAATTTAAGAGTAGAACACGGCAGTGATTATATCCCCGGGTACCATAAAATTTTATTGATTGTGAAAGCATATAAATTAAATCCTAAAAAATATATTAACCTGATAGAAAAAAGCCTTGCCAAATATAAAGACCATGTTTTAATTAGTAAAAATAAAACAACGGATTTTGTTTAATAAATATCTTTATGAACAATGATTTGTCTCAACTTAAACAGTTTATAACTGAAGTTGAAAATAAAAAAACTTTGGTACTAGCTAAACTGCCCTACCAGAAAGATGAGTTAAGTCCGGTGCTGAGCCAGGACTCATTGAATTATCATCATGGTAAATTGGCCAAAACTTATGTAGAAAGATTTAACAAAGGCGAAGGCGATCCTGTGTTTAATGAAGCAGGTGCTTTTTTACACAATATTTTCTTTCCACAGTTAAAACCCCCGTCGGGCGCTAATCGTCCTTTTGATGCAAGCCTTAAATTTATCAATAAACATTTCAAGGGCGGACTTGAAGAATTAAAAAATGAATTTGAAAAAACTGCCATGGGTATACAAGGCAGCGGCTGGGTTTATCTTGCCAGGAATGGACGGATAAAAACTATTACTAATCATGCCGTTAGGCAAGATATTGTTCTGCTGATTGATTGGTGGGAGCATAGTTGGGCGTTGGACTACCAAGCAGACAAACAAAAATACCTAAATAATATATGGAGGATCATTAACTGGACAGTTATTAATGACAGGTTGAACTTAAAATAACCTGACTTTATTCCATATTGGAGAGTTAAATGACTACTAGCACCACGCCCGATTTCGTTGTAGAAGAACTAGAAATCGATGATGAAGACGCCGGCCCTGATGATTATACATTTGTTTTAGGACCCGATGGTTCTTTAAAAACTATGATGATTCCGGGACACCTAATGGACGATCCGCCCGAAGAAGTCCAAATGATATTAAGTTTATTCGGCATTGAAAACATACATACATTAGACCAGAGGCCTTTGCACTAAATCAAAATTAGGTAAATACCTCTATATATCTGGGTTAGAGGAATCCTATGGCGATTTATAATTATTCAAAAATAAACACAGGCGGTCAGGCCAACGACGGTACCGGCGACAATATTCGCGATGCTTTTATCAAGGTAAACAACAACAATGACTTGTTGTTTACCTTAGGAAATAACAATCCAATATTATCTGACTTATACAGCTCTGTAACCAATATTTCTAGTAATATTACATTGCTTACAGCAGCAATTAGCAGCACTACTAGTCAAACTTATGTAGATAATGCTATTGCTAGTTCCGCAAATACTTTAAGAGCCTACACGAATGCGTCGACTGCAACAGTACTAGCAACCACAGCAACAGCGGCCAGATTAGGTGTTATTTCCGTCGGTAATGGCTTATCTATTGATCAAAACGGTAATCTTTCAGCATCTGTAACAAATCCTCTAAATTCAAATTTCTATATAAACGGAAGATTGCTGGCCGGTAACCAAACAACATATATCAGCGGTAGTCATCAGTTCAATCACACCAACGGATCCGGCACAGCGTCATTTATAAACTGGAATGCCGGCAGTGCTTACATTTATTTTGCTAAAGCAAAAAGCAACTCAACTGGTACTCATGCTGCGTTGGCCGCCGGGGATACTATTTTTAATCTTGTTTTTTCAGGTAGTGATGGTACCAACTTTACACCATCAACAGCCATCTACACAAATGTAGACCCAGCCGGAACAGTAACAACTTCCCAAGTTCCTGGTATATTAGAACTGTGGGTAGCAGATTCAGCCGGTAGCCTTCAACAAAGATTAACCATTGATATGAATGGTATAGTTTTTGTTAAAAACCTACTAAGACTTTCGTCGCTGGCAGCACAGCCTGCTAACCCTCAAGTTGGAATGATTGCTGTAGCAGATAGAGTAAACTGGGATCCGGCAAGTAAAGGGTCTGGAAATCCATATCCTGTGTTCTACGACGGTGCCGTTTGGAACGCATTCTATTAAAATTAAATTATGTCATTGTGGATAACACCATCAGGCTTTATAGGCACTTTTACCGAAAGGGTAAGCACATCTACATCTGTAGTAGCATCGGGCACCAATGTAATTTATAGAATCTTATCAGGATCACTGCCAGATGGAATAAAACTTTCTACAACTGGTACTATTTCAGGTACGCCGGCGCCGGTTTTAAATACTGAAAATTATAAATTTGTAGTTAGAGCAACTAGCGATAGCGCGATTGCCGATAGAACTTTCAACCTCGATATATTTGGTCCAAGCGCTCCGGAATGGTTCTTGACCAATACTACTGAATCAACCAGTACAAGGCTTGTAAATGGCTCAACACAAACCACTGTAACACCATTTTTAAATGTAGGCTTATATAATCGACCGTACGGCCTAAACAAACAGTATGTAAAATTTCAACTTCTGGCGAATAGTATAAATTCGCCAGATGGCACAAAAATACAATATTATATTGCCGACGGCAGTGGAAGACTCCCCCCGGGGCTGTCATTAAGCAGTACAGGCACTATTACAGGTATTATTAATGATAAGTTAACTTTTGATGGTAATCTATCTGAATATGGCGGATATGATACAGAGTCATATGACACCTATACATACGATCATTCGGACACCACTGCAACACAGATTACAGGAATTCCAAAATTATATAGATTTAAAGTAACTGCCGACGACGGTATTATTAGCAGCACTCAAACATTTGGATTGTTGGTAGTTAATCCAAACATGTTCCGCGTTGATAACACTCAACTAGTGTATAATACCGCTACCTTCTATAACATCCCAACTCCGCTTACAGCCGATTTAAGTAGCCTTCAAGCCCTACAATTTATAGAAGGTTCAAATTTAGGAACAGTTAAATCGGCAGGTAATTATGTTAAAGATATTTCTGCCTATGATCCGCAACCAGAAAACGGAACAACGGTTTATTCAATAACCTCTAGTAATAATTATCTTAATATGTTACCTAGAGGCTTAGGAATAAACTCTAATGGAATAGTAAGAGGCTTCATACCTTATCAGCCTGCCTACGCAAAAACATATACCTTTGAAGTTAACGCTACAAAAACAAATACACTTAGATTCCAGACTACTGCATCTAATGTATTTTCTCTAACTGTTTCGGGTAATGTTTCATCTTATATAAAATGGGTTTCTACTGGCACACTTGGCTCAATATTTGAAGGGTTTGTCAGTGAACTAAGTGTAAAAGCTGAACAGATCAATTCAGAAAATAGCATTAAGTATGAGTTATTAAGCGGTAGTTTGCCTTCGGGATTAACTTTACAACAAGATGGTAGTATCAGCGGCTCACCATCATACGGATCAACAGGTACTTACACATTTACTGTATTGGCATCAGATGTCTATGGATTAAGCGCAATTGATCAAGAATTTACCATAGAGGTAAATCAATATAGACAAAAACAATATACTCAAATTTATGCCAAACCGTTTTTAAGTTTAGAATTAAGAAAACAATTCCAAACATTTATGAGCGATACATTTACATTTGATCCAGCCTTTATCTACAGATATAATGATCCTAATTTTGGCGTTCAACAGCAGATAAAAATGTATCTTGAATTTGGTATTGAAAAAATAAAACTAGGTGATTACTATAGTGCTCTAATGGAAAATTTCTATCGAAAAAGACTATATTTTGGTGATGTAAAAATTGCCTATGCTGCTGACGAAAAGGGTGTTCCAGTTTACGAACTTATATATCTAGATATCATTGACGATCAAATTAACAGTAAAAATCAAACACCCGATAATATTTTTTATAGTAACAACTATCAAAATGCCTATTACCCAAGTAGTATAAAATTAATGAGGAAAAAGCTCCGAAGTATAGTGCTTCCTAATCATAGTTATATCGGAACTAACTTAGACAGTTTACCTAGATTTATGGGAACACCGCAGCCAGGAAGTTACAAACCGCCTGGTTATATGCGTGTAGTACCACTTTGCTATGCGTTACCCGGCTACGGATCAAAGATATTAAGTAGAATAAAATTAACTGAATTTGATTTTAAAATTTTAGATTTTGAAATTGATAGGTTAATTGTACAGGAAAGCCTTGACAGCGCATCAGCTAAATACCTAATGTTTAGTAGGCAGGCCATTACTGATAAGTTACCTACCGACGATATACTATTTGGTCCCGATACTTACACAGGAACCAATTATATTGACTTAGTAGAGTTGGATATTGAAACTGGCGAACCGTTAACAAGAGTATAATAATGTTTATAGACAATTTGCCACCATTAACAAATTTAACAGCGACTTCTTTTACCGCTACGGTAACAGTTGTGGTAGTTGATCAAACCACAAGCCCGGGTATAACAAAGAAAGTTGATATTAAAGATATAGCTTGGTTGGCAAGAGGCGCTATTGGTCCAAGAGGATTTCCAGGCCCAATTGGTTCACAGGGAGCTAGTGGGCCGGCAAGTACAATAAGTGGTCCAAGTGGTCCTCAAGGCGATATCGGTCCACAAGGAGCTCAAGGACCGAGCGGAGTTAGCAATGTAAGTGGCCCTAAAGGACCAACAGGCCCTAGTGGTCCTAGCGGCCCTAGAGGTCCAAGCGGTGTTAGTAATGTTTCAGGACCCATTGGGGCAACCGGTCCAAGTGGTCCAAGTGGAATGAGTGTAAGCGGTCCAAGTGGAGCAGATAGTACAATTAGCGGTCCTAGAGGTCCCAGTGGTTCTAGAGGTCCCAGTGGTCCTAGAGGAAATCAAGGCCCTCAAGGCCGTATTGGTCCGCAAGGTATACAAGGTCCTCAGGGAGAACCAAATGGCCCAAGTGGTCCGCAAGGACCAAGTGGTCCATTAGGATTAGATGGCCCAAGTGGGGTAAGTGGGCCACAAGGTGTCCCTGGAGACCCAGGGGGTCCTAGCGGGCCACAAGGTGATGCCGGCCCTAGTGGACCTCAAGGAAGCCAAGGCCCAAGCGGTGCTCGTGGTGTCAGCGGTGTGAGCGGACCAAGTGGAGCAGATAGTACAATTAGCGGACCACGAGGTCCAAGCGGGCCAAGTGGGCCAACCGGTAATGCTGGAAGTGCAGGTACAAGCGGTCCAAGCGGCCCAAGCGGCCCAGCAGGAGTAGCAGGCCCAAGTGGCCCAGCAGGTACAACAATTGGCTCTGGAACAAGTTTAAGTGTTATGTCTGTTACAGTAACCACTGGAACAGGCGTGGTAAGTGCGTTTGAAAATGGATTTTTAAGAATAAGAGGAGTACCAACTCAGGATCCAGCACCGTTAGATGCTTCAACAAAATCGACTAACGGAATTATAATAACCGCGTCCCGAGGAAGTGCTCAATCTGGAGCAAGACAACCCATAGCGCAAGATGACACTATCGGGTATATTGCTATGCGAGGTACTACCGCAACAAATGCTACCGGTGATCCACAATTAAACCAAGTTTTAATATATGCTCTAGCAAACGAGGCTCCATCTGCTACTGCTATAGGATCAAGGTTATTTGTTCAAACTGCTAGCACAGGAACTACATCGTTAACTACAAGGTTGTTACTCCACGATCAGCAGCATTATTATAATTCAAACAACCACAGTTTTAATAACGGAGCAGGAACTACCAACTATTTGCAAATTACAACAAATGCATTAACAATTTTAAGAGGTTTTAGAAATAGTGTATATAATTGGGGAAATGTATCAGGAACAATAGTTCCTAACGCAAGCAGTGGCACAGTTCAGACAATGACGTTAACTGGCAGTATTACATTAAACACCTTAACCAATGTATTAAACGGTCAGTCAACTCGATTTATTCTAATACAAGACGGTGTTGGCGGTTGGGGATTAACTAGCACCATGAGATTTGGATTTAATGGTAATATTGCTCTAACAGGTACCCCAGGATCAATTGATATTTTACAAGTCGATTATATCGGCGGAACTTGGTACGCTAACCTAATTACCAACTACGCTTAAACGGTAAAAACCAAAAAGCCATTGTTATTGTGATCATATAAATACACTATCTCATCCGATGATAGGTATCTTTTACAATGGCTTATATTCCAGATTTTAATACAATTTTAAATGATACAGCGCCAAACGACGCTGATACACTTATCATTGTTAAACAGAATTCTATTGTACAGTATCTTACTGTAAATCAAACCAGAACTCTACTAAACACACGCGGTGATCCAGGGCCTCAAGGTCCAACAGGTGCTACTGGCCCACAGGGTCCAAGCGGTCCGTCGGGTCCAAGCGGTCCTCAAGGCGTTCAAGGCCCATCAGGACCACAAGGTCCATCGGGACCCCGAGGTCCACAGGGTCCAAGCGGTCCTCAAGGAACACAAGGTGTTAGTGGTCCCAGCGGTGTTAGAGGTCCGCAGGGCAACCAAGGAGAGCAAGGTAACCAAGGGCCAGCGGGCCCGCAAGGTGAAAGTGGTCCAACAGGGCCACAGGGTAACCAAGGCCCTAGCGGTCCTACTCCAAATGCTGTGGCAAATTTATTAGGTGGAGCTCAAGGTAGCATACCTATTCAAACAGCACCTAACACCACAGGCTTTATTTCTATTGGTACTCCCGGATATATTCTTCAAGTTAATCCAGCCGGAACTTCGGCACAATGGGTAAGCACAGCTACAATTTTTGCTGGTACAGCTAATAGAGCACAGCAAGTTTATATAACATCAGTAGCAAACTCTGATCCCACTGTTTACTACCCAACATTGGTAAATGGAGCCACTGGCTACTATGATGTTAAAGCTAACAGCCAAATTACTTTTAATGCTAGCACAGGACTATTGAGTGTCCCTGTAATTCGTGCCACAGATACAACAAATGCCAGCAGCACCATTACCGGTGCTTTAACCGTTGCTGGCGGCTTAGGCGTTGCTAAGGATATCTACTTCGGCGGTAATTTATATCAAAATGGTGTTTTATTCACAGGTGGACTACCTACACTAAATGCTAAACGAATAGTATACACAAATGCTAGCGGTGTAGTTACAACGACTAACTTCTTGCAATTTGATGAAACTGCTACAAGAACAGGAAGCGGAGCAGGATCTGGGGTAGCAACAATTAATTCTGATATTGTACAGACCATGCCTGTAAATTCAGAATCGTATTTCTACTGGAGAAGTACATCAAACTCTCTTGTCGGTGCCATTGGTGCGTACCACAGACCGGATATTCAAGGCTTTTCAACAGCTACCAATGCTGTTGAGTTATATGTAGGTAACTTTAGTAATGTAGCTACATTTACAGATTTAGGTAAGATGAGCCTAGGTACTGTAAAAGATACTACAAGTCCACAATATGGCCGAGAATACGATCCACAGGCTACTGTTGAAGTTGGTTACGATTTAACAACACAATTTTTAAGGTTCAGAACTACATCTGACAATATTGCCTCAGGGCAACATGGTATCTACTTTGCTGACGGCAGCTATCAATATACAGCGGCGGTTAGCGGACCAAGTGGTCCTAGTGGCGCAAGAGGACCAAGTGGTCCAAGTGGAAGTCAAGGTCCTAGTGGTCCATCGGGACCAAGTGGTCCATCAGGTCCAAGTGGTGCTGCCAGTACACTTAGTGGTCCAAGTGGGCCAAGTGGCCCGCAGGGCAATCAAGGCCCAAGTGGACCAAGTGGTGTACAAGGACCAAGCGGCGTTAATGGAAATACAGGCGCACAAGGCCCAAGTGGACCAAGTGGTCCAGCGGTAAGTGGACCAAGTGGAGCAGATAGTACACTCCCGGGTCCGAGTGGACCGTCGGGTCCTAGTGGAGCTCAAGGTGCTCAAGGCGCCAGTGGCGTTTCGGGACCACAAGGCGCAAGTGGCCCAAGTGGACCAAGTGGCGCTCAAGGCCCAAGTGGACCAAGTGGCGTGTCAGGAACACAAGGAGCCAGTGGACCTTCAGGACCGAGCGGATCTACAGGAGCAAGCGGACCTAGCGGAATTTCAGGAACACAAGGAGCCAGTGGACCGAGTGGACCAAGTGGCCCACAGTCAACTGTGCCTGGCCCAAGTGGACCAAGTGGTGCTCAAGGTACTAGTGGCCCAACAGGGCCAAGTGGTAACAGAGGTCCTAGCGGTCCAAGCGGTCAACCAGGAACTTCAGTTGTAATCAAAGGAAGTGTTACATCAGAATTAGATTTACCCGGTAGTGGTAATACACTAGGCGACGGTTATATTGTTTCTAGCACAGGCCATTTATGGGTTTATACAAATGCCGTCGGTGGTGGAAGTGTTAACGGATTTATCGATGCTGGACAGATTGTAGGACCACAAGGTAATCCTGGTAATCAAGGTGCTAGTGGTCCAACTGGTCCAAGCGGTGTAAGCGGTCCAAGTGGACCTAGTGGACCAAGTGGACTACCAGGTACTCCGGGCGCAAGTGGTCCAAGTGGAGTAGGAGCAAGTGGTCCAAGCGGTCCAAGCGGTCCATTCAGTGTCGGCCCAAGTGGCCCAAGTGGCCCAAGTGGAGCTGATAGTACAATTAGTGGTCCAAGTGGTCCAATAGGTAATCAAGGAACACCCGGAACAAGTGGCCCAAGCGGCCCAAGTGGTGCTCAAGGTACAGGTGGTGCTTCTGGTGTCTCCGGTGTTCAAGGAAGTCAAGGACCAAGCGGCCCAAGTGGTCCACTCGGTCCAAGCGGTACCGGTTTTGCCGGAGCAAGTGGTCCAAGCGGCCCAAGTGGTCCTATTGGTCTAGGAGCCAGCGGTCCGAGTGGCGCATCAGGTCCAAGTGGCGCATCAGGTCCAAGTGGTCCACAAGGTGTTGCTGGTGTAAGTAACGTTCCAGGACCAAGTGGTCCTAGTGGTCCGCAAGGCCCAAGTGGTGTGAGCGGCCCAGCAGGCCCACAGAGTACAATTAGTGGTCCAAGTGGTCCAAGCGGACCACAAGGAAGCCAAGGTCCGAGTGGTCCTGCTAGCAATCTTAGTGGTCCAAGTGGTCCATACGGTCCAAGTGGTCCGATAGGTAATCCCGGCCCAAGTGGCGCTTCTGGCCCAAGTGGCCCATCGGGTGCCTTAGGTAATCCTGGAAATCAAGGCCCAAGCGGTCCAGGATTTCAAGGCCCAAGTGGTCCAAGCGGCCCTCCAGGAAATTCCGGAGACATCGGTCCAAGTGGTCCGTCAGGTCCAAGCGGTCCTCAAGGCTTTCAAGGACCTCAGGGTAATCAAGGTCCATCGGGCTACGGATCTCCCGGTAATCAAGGTGTACAAGGTCCGAGTGGACCTCAAGGTAATGAAGGTCCAAGTGGTGCCCAAGGAGCAGGTCCGCAGGGAGCACAAGGTCCAAGTGGGCCAAGTGGCCCGGCAGGAAATCAAGGGTCCAGCAGTACAGTACCAGGGCCGCAGGGTAACCAGGGTCCACAAGGAGATTTAGGTCTAACAGGCGGACAAGGTCCAAGTGGAGTAAGCGGCCCAAGTGGCCCTCCTTCGCCGGGTAATCCTGGAGCAAGCGGTCCTACAGGTCCAAGCGGTGCACAGGGAGCTCAAGGCCCACAGGGTAATCAGGGTAATCAAGGACCGCAAGGAGCTCAAGGTAACCAAGGAACTGGACCGTCTCTAACCAGCGGCTATATTGCTTATGGCACTGGTAGTGCTGTTACAGGTAACAGCAATTTGACCACAGATGGTAGCGGTAACCTAGTTGCTCAAGGAACTGTAACAGCCTACTCTGACTCTCGTCACAAGAGAGAAATAGAAACAATTAGGAACGCACTAGATAAAGTTTGTAATATGCGCGGTGTAACCTACATTAGAAATTACGATAATAGTAAAAATGTAGGTGTAACCGCTCAAGAATTACAAGCAGTAATGCCAGAATTGGTACATACAGATAAGAATGGATATCTGAGCGTAGCATATGGAAATATTACAGCAGTCCTTATTGAGGCTATCAAGGAGCTTCGAGCCGAGATTGAACGACTTAAGAGGTAACCAATGACACTAGCTGCCTCTGGTTATATCAGTTTAGCCGACAATCCATCAAGTAGAGCCTACCCCGATAACCGAGTAGTTAACATCGAACTTGGGAATGCCGCAAATACCACAATTGTACATCCAAGCACACCAGTTAGATCTCTAACTGGTGTTTCAAGCGGCGCAGTAAGATTGCCCGACGACTATTGGGGTAAAAGTTATACATTTGTATTCAACCTACCCGGAGGGTACAATATTGATTTTAGAACACAGGCTTTAGCTGCCGGCTGGAACGGTGTTTCATATGTAATAGGTACACTCCCTTATGGTAATGTAATTTTATCAAACTCAGTAGGTACCGCTGGCTTAACCATTAGTGGTAGCTTTCCGCGAGGTATAAAATTTATTAATCAAAGCACAATCTACGGACGCGGCGGTAACGGCGGTGCTGGATCAAACGGTTATAGTGCCGGTGCCAGTGGACAAAATGCTGGAACTGCATTATATGTTAGTGTTGCCTGTCAAGTCGATAATGCCTTAGGCGAACTCCGCGGTGGTGGTGGTGGTGGTGGTGGCGGTGGCGGTAATTACTATAAAGGCCCCAATGTTTGGGGAGGCGGCGGAGGCGGCGGAGGCGGCTACAATGCTGGTGGTGG